AGTGCAGGAGTTAATTGGGCAATATCTAAACTTAACGAGATAGACCAAAAACTTGCAAAGAGTCCTTGTTGGGATGGATACGAGCAAAAAGGTTATAAAATGAAAAACGGTAAGAAAGTTCCTAACTGCGTAAAGAAATAATAAATGGGTACAACAAAGAATACTTCATATAGAGTACACGCACATCAAACTACTGATGCTGAAAGATTAACCTTCAACATAGAGGAAGGAGCAATGGTTACTACCGAGACTGGTATATGGCAGGTATATAATAATGATTGGAGAAAAATATATCCTCAATCAGGTATAGGTTCAGGATTAGGATGGACAAGGTATGATGACGGCGCTTTTACTGAAGCTTCAAAGTTAACATTAGCACAAGATATCTCTGTGGAGATGCCAAACAATGCTGCATCAGTGTATAGAAGTTATGAAGGTATAGATTACTACGACGGAACAACTAGAAAGGTATTAGCGGATAATTTAAACGATGTCTATATGATGACTATTGTTTTTAAATGCTCTGCACCAAATGCTAATCAAACTTATTTAAGACTACAACTTGATGCTACAAATGGAACTCCATACGAAAGAGTTGGGGTAGATATACCATTTCCAAAGGGTAACGATGTAGCACATGAATTCCACCAAGTATTCCAATACTATGCAGATCAAAATTTTGTAGACAACGGTTCTAATTGGATTATTAAAGCTACAGGAGGTGCTGCTCAAATATGGGACATTGTATTTTTTATACAGAAAACGCAATCTTATGCTTAAATTTTTAAAACAAATATTTATGTCAAAAAAAACAAAAAGTAAAACAAGCCCAAAAGGTGGTAGAAGAGGTTGCTTATGTGATAACGGAACTTATTCTAGTGAATGCTGTAATGGCGATTTACAAAATCAAGGGATAGGTAGTTTAAATAGCGGTGTTATCAGTAACGTGGTTAACACTAATGAACCTCGTGTTATATCCAATCAGAGAGGTTAGAAAATATAACAAATATTAATATAAATTGTTTTAATAATAAATAATCCTTATGAGTGCAAAAACGCAAATTAACAAAATCAAGACTTTGCTAGGTTTGGAAATCAAACTAGAGCAAATGAAGCTTGAGAACGGTACTATTTTGGAAGCAGAAGCTTTTGAAGCTGGTGCTGAGATTTTTGTTGTTAATGAAGAGGATCGAATCCCAATGCCAGCTGGAGAATATAAGTTGGAAGAGGGTAAAATCTTAATCATTAGCGATGATGGTATTATTGGAGAAATCAAGGAAGAGGAAGCAGAGGAAGCTGCTCCTGAAGCTGAAGAGGAAATGGAAACGGAAGTTGAAATGGAAGCTGAAGCAACACCTGCCGCTCCAAAGAAAGTTATTGAGTCTATTTCTAAAGAGATGTTCTTTAGTGAGATTGAAAAACTTAGAAATGAAATTGCAGAATTAAAAGCTGCTAAAACAGAGGTTAAAGAAGAGGTGGAATTATCTGCTGATTCTGTTGAAAAAGTAGAAGAGACTGTAGAAGTTGAATTATCTGCTGAGGAGACACAACCTTTAAAACACAACCCAGAAGGTTCGGTTGAGAAAAAAGAATTAAATCTTTATTCTAATAAAGGACCTCAAACAACTAGAGATAGAGTATTCTCTAAATTATTCAACCAATAAAATAAATACATTTTAAAAATGGCAACAACTACCAACATTACCACTACTTATGCTGGTGAATTTGCGGGGAAATATATTTCTGCTGCTCTTTTATCTGCTTCTACCATTGAGAATGGCGGAATTGAAGTAAAACCAAATGTAAAGTTTAAAGAAGTAATTAAGAAAGTAGACACAGACGCATTATTAAAAGATGCTACTTGTGCATTCGATCCTACTTCTACTTTGACATTAACTGAAAGAATCTTACAACCAGAAGAATTTCAGGTAAACTTAGAATTATGTAAATCAGACTTTGAGTCAGATTGGGAAGCAGTTCAAATGGGATATTCTGCATTTGACAACTTACCTCCTGCTTTTGCTGATTTCTTATTAGCACACGTTGCTGCTAAGACAGCTCAGAAAACAGAGCAAAACATCTGGAAAGGTGTTACTGCTAACTCTGGTGAGTTTAATGGATTAGTTACACTTATGACAGCTGATGCTGATGTAATTGATGTAGTAGGAACTACAGTTACTGCTGCTAATGTAATTGACGAATTAGGAAAAGTTGTTGATGCTATTCCTTCTGCAGTATACGGAAAAGAAGATTTAAACCTTTATGTTTCTCAAAATGTTGCAAGAGCATACGTTAGAGCTTTAGGAGGTTTTGCTGCTGCAGGACTTGGAGCTAATGGTACTAACGCAATGGGAACTCAGTGGTACAACAATGGATCACTTTCTTTCGACGGTGTTTCTATTTTCGTAGCTAATGGATTAGCAGATAACTATATCGTTGCAGCTGAAAAATCAAACTTATACTTCGGTACAGGTTTATTAGCAGATCACAATGAGGTAAAAGTTATCGATATGGCTGATATTGATGGAAGTAAAAATGTTCGTGTAGTAATGAGATTTACTGCAGGAGTACAATACGGAATTGGTTCAGACATCGTTCTTTACACTCCAGCATAATTACAACTAAATAAAAATAAAGGGGTAGGTAAGCCGTTATAGCCTGCCTACCCTTTTTTAATTAATCTCTAAAATAAAAAAATATGGCTTGTGATATTACAGCTGGTAGATTAGAGCCTTGTAAAGATTCAGTAGGTGGTTTAAAAGCCGTTTACTTTGTTAATTACAGTGCTGCTATTGCTTCCGGTGCAACAATTACCGCTGGTGAGATAACGGGATTCAATCCATTGATTTCACTATATAAATTTGATTTGAAAGGTACTAATAATTCTTTTGATGAAACTAACGAGAATTCAAGAGATAACGGTACTTCTTTTTGGACACAAACAGGAACTTTAGTTCTTAAAAAACAAGATCTAACTACACAAACACAATTAAAAGCTTTAGCTTACGGGAGACCTTTAGTTGTAGTTGAGTATTATGCTAAGGATGCTAATGATAAAAACATCTTTAGAATGGCAGGTTTTGAAAATGGATGTGAAGTTACAGTAAACACTGCTTCTGGTGCAGCAATGGGTGATCTTAACGGATATAACATTACTTTCACAGGAACAGAAGTAGAACCAGCACATTTTATCGATCCAGATATTATTGGTGATGATACTAATACAACTGTTGTACCTGGTACATAATTAGATTAGATTACATTAAATTAAAGGGTAGGTTTTAACAACTTGCCCTTTTTTTTGTTTTTATATTAAATACAGAAAATGATCGTATTAAGACCGGTTCAGACAGAACAAAATATAAAGTTTATACCTAGAGAGTATGAAGCTACTAGGTTGGTTTTGATCGACGAAAGTACAAACACAGAGGCTGAAATAATGGGAACGTTTACGAAAGATAAATACTACCTATCAGCAGACCTTGTTTTTAGCTTAATAGAAGGCCGTTATTACACTTTAACAGTGTATAATAATGATAATATCATTTATAAAGATAAAGTCTTTTGTACGGATCAAAACGTATTAAATTACTCTATAAATAAAGATGTTTATACGAGCAATGTAACAGATAACGAATACATTATTTTATAATGGATAATATACATATAGTAAACTTAAGCAAATATACTTCACCAGAAATTATAGAGGTTAAAAACAAGGATTGGGTTCAGTATGGTGAGGATAATGATTATTTCCAGTATCTTATAGACAGATACCAAGGTAGCACAACCAATAATGCTATCATAAACGGTATGGCAAAAATGATATATGGGAAAGGTCTTGATGCTACTAATTCTAACAGGAAACCAGATCAGTACGCACAAGCTATGAGTATTGTATCTAAGAATTGTTTAAAGTCTGCTGTAATGGATCGTAAGATGCTAGGAATGGCGGCTTTACAAGTTACTTACGATAAAGGTCTTGTAAAAAAGGTTACGCATTTCCCAATGCAGACATTAAGAGCTGAAAAATGTAATGAAAACGGTGAAATAGAAGCTTGGTATTACCATCCAGATTGGTCTAAAATAAAGCCAAGCGATCAGCCAAAAAGAATTCCAGCATTTGGTTTTGGTAACAAAAAAGGAAATGAGCTATATATAGTTTCATCTTATGTTACAGGATCTTACTATTATCCACCTGTAGATTATCAAGGAGCATTACCTTATGCAGTTTTGGAAGAGGAAATAGCTGATTATTTAATTAATGATACTATTAATGGTTTTAGTGGAACAAAGGTAGTTAACTTTAATAATGGTATTCCTGATAGGGATAAACAAATGGAAGTTAAATCTGATGTTTTAAATAAACTTACTGGAGCTAGAGGTGAAAAAGTTATCGTTGCTTTCAATAATAATGCAGAAAGCAAAACAACTGTAGATGATATACCTTTAAATGATGCTCCAGCTCATTACCAATATTTAAGCGATGAGTCTTTCAGAAAACTAATCGTTGGACATAGAGTTACATCACCGATGCTATTAGGTGTAAGAGATGGTAACAGCGGTTTAGGTAATAATGCTGATGAGATACAAACTGCTACTTTGTTATTTGATAACTTAACAATAAAAACATATCAAGAGGAATTCACAGATTCATTAGAGGAAATACTATCCGTGAATAATATTTCTCTTAATTTATATTTCAAAACGATCCAACCATTAGAGTTTACTGATACTACAGGTATGGATAAGGAAACTGCTGAAGAGGAAACTGGTATTAAAATGGCTATACAGTGCTCAGCAGAAACACAAGACTATGATGAAGAGGTTGCTAACTCATTAATAGAAAAAGGTGAAGATCTTGGTGATGAATGGGAATTAATATCTAGTGAGGAAGTAGATTATGAAACAGAGGATGAATTGGATGCTGAAATAGCTAAATTAAATGAACCTAGTTTATTATCTAAAATATGGAACTTTGTTAGTACAGGAACAGCAAGACCTAATGCTAGAAGCTCACAGGATAAAACAATAGAAGGGGAAAAATATAAAGTAAGATATAAATATAGTCCAAGTAGAGTTTCTAAAAACAGCAGAGAGTTTTGTAGAAAAATGGTTTCTGCTGATAAGCTATACAGGAAGGAAGATATTATAGCAATGGAAAAGGTTGCTGTAAATGCAGGATGGGGACCGGAAGGAGCTGATACTTATTCTATCTGGCTTTATAAAGGCGGTGGATCATGCCACCATAAATGGTTAAGACAAACATTTAAAGGTAAGACACAAGGTAATCTGGCTAATGTAGATCCTAATATTTCAACTAATAAAGCTGAAAGAGAAGGATATAGAGTTAGAAATCCAAAAGAAGTATCTATGATGCCTAAGGATATGCCGAATGAGGGATTTTTACCAACTAATAAAAGATTTCAATAATGGCTAAAGCTTTATTTATAAGTACAAAAGATATAAAAAGATATTCCATAATGAATGGCAATATCGATAACGATAAATTTATCCAATATATTGAAATAGCACAGGAAATTCATATACAGAATTATTTAGGTACTAGGTTATATGAGAAACTTGAAGACATAATAATAAATGGAACTGTTAGCGATCCTGCTAATGTTGATTATAAAGACTTATTAGAGACTTATGTAAAACCAATGACAATACATTGGGCTCAAGTAGAATATCTACCGTATGCAGCTTATACAATCTCAAACGCAGGGGTATACAAGCATACATCAGAAACATCACAAAGTGTTGATAAAGAAGAGGTGGATTATTTAGTAGAGCAGGAAAGAAACGTTGCTCAGCATTATACTAGAAGATTTATAGATTTTATGAATTTTAATCAATCAAAATATCCGGAATACTATTCTAATTCTAATGATGATGTATATCCTGATACTGAGTCAAATTTTACTGGATGGGTAATCTAAAAAAAAGATATAAAGTAAAACAGGAAAACATAAGTAAATTAAAATTGTTTTTAAAACAAATTAAAAAAGATGGCAAACAGCATATTTTGGGGAATAATCTACGAAAGTAGCTGGTGGGGAGTTACCAAA